AACAGCGCCCGCATGTACTGCTTCTTAGCGTCTTCAACTTGTTCTTTGAGATTTTCTTTGCGTTTTTCATTTACCAGCTTGTTCATTGCGTGCGCGCCGGCTGCAGTGCCGCCCATGATGCTCGCAATTTGCGCTGTTTGAAACAACGCGTCGCGCGTGCCTTTGTCAGTCGTGATATTTTGAATGAGCTTGCCGGGCGCGCTAACCACGTTCGTGTAGATATCGGCTAGGCTGGCTAGCTTTTCTTCGTCATCAACGCCCTTAGCGCCGGGGCTAAATTTCGTGTACTTGCTTGGTTTTCTGTTCAGCTCGCTGACCAGGTGATACAACCGCGAACCAGATAATCCGAGCCCAACGCCGCCAAGCGCCAGACCACCAAGATTTTCTCCCATCTGCTTGGCCTGCGCTGGGTCGTAAAGTTTTGCCAGTGCAGCCCGCGCACGAGACTGCTCAATAGCGCCGCCGGGTAAAGCGTCGATAAGCCACTGAAACAGAGCTGTTTTTTCGTTTGTCATTATCAGGCCTTTGGCGGTAGCATGCCGTAAACTTGGGCCCACTCAAGCCAAACACGAAAATGTTTGTGATCCTCGGCCCAGTTATCCATTCGGCGCTGCAGTAAAAACCATCCGTTTACTATTTTATCGTTAACGTCGTCAAATTCCGCTTTCTGTGCCGGATCCCAAAGCTCAAACATTTTGCTTTTGAAATCAAGGCGTAAATCGAGATTTTCCAGTTCTTCCTTTTTTAAGTCTGCCGGCATCGCCCCGCCGACAACAGGAAAACCATCGGCAGTGCCCGGCCAATGCAAGCGCTCATTGCCGTGCATCGGACCGCCGCGCTCGCCAAAATACTTTTTCGTACTCACGACGCGTTATGCCCCAGACGATATTGCCGAACTTTTTTACGTGCTTTGGCTTTTTCGGCGTATAGCCGATATGTGTCGGCTAGTTCTTGCGCTTTAATCTCATCTTCTGATATTTGCGGCTCCATCATTTTCGCCGCGCCATACCCCAAGCCACTGCCGCCGAGGATCGATGCCGCGAACGGCAGCGCGTACATCGACTGCGCCCACCCAACGAGCGGCTTTGTTAGCGCGGCAATCTCGCTCGTACCCGGCAGTGATACCGATGTCGGCTTGTACTCATACAGCCCGCCGGCGCGCTTGTTAAATTCGGCGACTTTGTCCAGCCGGGCGTCGAGCGCTTCCCCCGTTAATTGCTCTTCGGCACAGCGGGTGAGAAAGCCGAGCTTAAACGCATCTTGCGCGGTGATTTCCATCAGAATTCTCCGGGGAGGATGATCTTCTTTTTACCAGATTGCCCCGGAGAAACTGAAAAGTCAGGTTTAACGTGCTTGCCGGTATCGGCGCCCAACGACAGCGCGCCTGGCGTGTTTAATGTGAAATTTGCGCCAGCCGCCAGCGATACTTTACTTTTGCGATTCGGGCGGTGCCGCATGAACCAGGCATCAACATCAGGATCTGTTCTGTCGCCCTGTTCTTTGGCTTCTTTTGCCGCGGCGATCATCATGTCTATGCCGTTCTGCAAATCCATGCGGTCCGCCACCAGCCATTTTTTGCTGGGATTCGCGGCCATCATGTCGCGGAGCTGTTTGATCTCTAAGCTCAGCGCAGCGGCCCGCTCAAGAAATTCGCGCCGCGTTAGAACGAAGTACTCGCCGGTATCTTCGTCATGCAGGCAGATAAACCCATTTTGCGCGTAAAACTTCAGCCCGCGATACGTGTAGCATTTTCCGATCACGTCCTTGCGATCAGCCATTTGAACCTCGTTTGTTTAACCGCGCGGATACGGGCAAGCGCCAGTAGGGCAAGAGCTTGTTTTCGGCGAAGGCAGCGGTTTAACCTGCAGCCGCATCGACGGGTTTTGCGTCGGTTTCATTTCTTCAGCAGCTTGGCATGTCGGGCACTTCGTCCAGCTAATGCCGTCGCCAGAGCGCACTTTACCAGTACCGCGGCAAGTCGGGCAATTGGGATCGATGGGCCGATTGGGCTTTACTTCTTTTTTACTAGGTAACAAAGCAGTATAAGCAGCCTCTGCAGCGACCACCCCGACAAAGTCTTGTTTGGGCGGTTCGGCATGTTTAGGCGCCACCGGGAAAAAGAGCAAAAACAACCACTCAAACATGTGTTGTCCTTTTACGTTTTTTGCGACACGTCTTCGTTATATGTTGCCGAGCGCGCCAAAACTTTTCAGCTTTTTCGGCGGCCAGCCATTTACACCAGAAATCGCGACCATGTATCGATTTTTGATATCCGACCATTTCGCCCAAAATGCGCCGATCGGTATATCTATCTGCGTGCCGAAGATGCGCCGACTCCCGTCATTCCAATCTCCCCAGCTGTTTTGAACCAGCACGAGCGGTTCGCCATACAGCTTGATAATGTCGGGACGATCGTCTACGCCGAGATATGCGAGCGCGTGCGCCCAAGAGCCCTGCCGACGCGAAAAACCATTCTCATCGCGCTGCGATGAAAAACCCTCGCCGCCGCAGCTGCTTACGCAGTATCCGTTTGCTAAAAGGTCGCGAAGCGCTTCGTACGTTTCTACTTCAGTGATTGTCTGAACAAGATGATCTTTGCCAACAGCGCGCCATGTTTCAGGCGGCGTTCGGCTTCCGTAGATCCCCGCATTACGTGCGCTGTACTGCGTAAAATCTACATTGATTTCGTCGTACTTTTTACGCAACCACAGACCACTGTCATTCAACACAACCCGCGCCGCTTCTGCGCAGCTCCACCCGTCGCCGCCGTGACGGCGCCAGTTATAAATCGCCTCGGTGCTCAGCACGCCGTTTAGCCGCGCTGTGTCAGAAACGTCAGGCGCGCCCTCAAGCCTGCCACTGTTTTGATCAGGCAAGCCGCTAGTAATTTCGCAGCACATTGTGCCAAGGCAGGCGTTACGCGTAGACCAACTGACACAATCGCCACGGCCCTGCGCGCCGCCCGGCAAGCAATCCGGGTACAGCGTTAAAATCTCCAGAAAAGGCAAACTTAATTTGCCCTTGCCTGTTTCAGCTAATCGATATTCCGCGCACGCCATCGCGCCGTCCGGAATACCGCCCGCCGCTTTAATCTGATCCCGCAGTGCTTCCGCTGCTTCTGGATTGCTGTACGCGCCGACGAAACCCTGCTCGTAAGCCTTGGCTACGTCGAAGACAGACTCGAAGAAGTGTTCGGTATCGGCCATGTCAGTTAGTCGAGTTAATGATGATGTCGCAGGCTTTGCACAACGCCGCTGTGACTTCTGGCGTAATTTGAGCCACGTCGTCTGTCCCAATTGCGGTTTTAAACACAGCCTCGATGGCAACGTCCAAACCAGGATAACGCCCCACTTGCTCTACCGCTAGCTTGAGCGTGTTCGCCTGAAGTACGGCAAACCGCTCAGTATTGTTTACAAACTCGCCCTTATCGCGTGAAAGCACTGTGCGCAGCCCGGTGTAGATACTGGCAACGCGCGCTTTGTCCTCCGGCGTCGCGTCAGCTAACAGTCCGGCAATCTTTGCGTCTGTTTCAACTGGCGGGGCCGGAGTTGGGGCAGGCGCGGGAACAGGCGGTGTGGGCAATTTACCCGCATCCGGAAAAAAGAACGACAACGCGAGTAAAACGCCGAGTACCCAAACTAAATTTTTCATACAACACCCTGTGTCGCGTGGTTATGCTCGACAATTACGCGAAGAAGTACCGTGCACGCATCTACGCCTTCTTGATAACCCTCGGCGGCTAATTTGTCGCGAAGTTGCGTAACAGACAGAATATCGTCGACCAGCTCTACGGCGATAGAGGATTTCTGACCGGCGCGAAACCGTACAGTTCGGCCAAAAATCGCCGCAACTTGTTTCCAGTAAACACCAACTAATGCAGCCAGAAACGCAACGCCAAGTACCACCTGAATCGCTGTCATGTTAGCTCCAATACGCAAAGGGTTGAATGCATTTTATCAGAATTGCGGCACAAGCATATATGGACGCCCGTTAATCACAAGAGTGCCATGCACCTGCACCGTGTCTTTTCCGCCGGGTTTTGTTAGTTTTTTCCGCTTACCGTAAAGCGCCGCCATCTCGGCGATGTCGCCCTTTTGCGGCGTACTTACGTTCGGGTCGTAATATGGCGCCATCAGGTTACCTTTACCTAAATGCGCCAAACCGAGGGCGTGCCCGAGTTCGTGGCAAATTACGGCCACCGCCATATCGAATGTCCACTCTTCCGCCTCGTCAAACATCTGATCAAGCTGCATGTTTTGAGTCACGCCGCACGGCAATTCGCTCCAAGCAAGTGTGCCACCGCGGTCGTCTAAACTGTCGGCTTTGCCCTTGCCCGATCTCGCAAAAATGTTCGCGGTGCTTGGACTGTCTACGCGAATTGGATCGATGTTGCAGACCGCGGACCACTGCTCAAACGCCATGTCGTACGCTTGGTTAGTTTGAGACTCAGAAATTCCGGGCAACGTAAGTTTTGAGTAATACGTAATTTGCGACATCGGCCATTTGCATGGTTGATCGCGGCCGGAAATATTGAAATCAGGTAACCCGCAACGGCGGCGAGCCATGACGTGCGCAGTACGCGGACCGACTACGCCGGTCTGCTCTAATCCGTTAAAAATCTGATACTGCCTAATCGCGGCTTCTAACGCCTTACCGCTAGTTTTTTTAACCTGAGACCATTTTTGATCGCCGAAATATCCGAGCGTCTGCAGTTTACGCAAAATCTCGACCACTGGCATTACGTGATGTGGTGCCGGAGCTGCTTTAGCCATTACAAGCCTCCATTGCTTATTTGTCGGCTTGCGTCTCGTCCGCCAGCCGAAGAAGTTCGTTAATTTCTTCGTCGGTCGCGTTCTCGCCGACGTCCATTATCGCGGCGAACAGCGCGTTACTTTCGCATTCTTCCGGATCGTCACCGCAGTGCTCTTGCCACAACGCGTCTAACCGCCGGCGCAAACGAACTGTGCGAAATCGCGGGAGTGTTCTCGCGTTTTTCAGCCAATCGACAATTGTGTCCTTGCTGTGCCGTTTTTGGCACAGCGCGATAATCTGCACGACGATAGAGATCGCCGTGAGAATCGTAATAATTGCGAACCGAGCCGATTTGCCAGCACGAAATGAGACCTCTGAAAACAGCTTCTCACTTGCCTGCCGTAGAACCGGACTCGATTCGATTTTTGCAATAAGTGCGTCGTCAGACATCACCAGCCGGCGTTTGAACGCATGCGCTCAATAGCAACCGTCTCCATGTATTGATACTTCATACGCATAGCCTCAACCTTGACAGCCTGCCGGCCGGCAAGATACCGCCAAATAATCGCGGCGTTCGCGCTGAGCGCGCCGATAGCAACGCCAAGCGCCGTAATCGCTTTTGTAAGCTCTTGCGCCGCGTGGGCGTCAACCCAGCCAACAACTGACGCAGCGGTTACAAGATTAATACCGACCGATGTCACCATTGAAATAAATTCTGGCGTAATCCACTCTTTTTGCGGAACCGTAGCATCAGCCGCCGCGCTCAGTACGCGAAGCTCTTCGCGTAGGGCAGCTACAGTGCTTACCGGCGCGGGCGTAACATTGGCGGCAGCTGTCGTTGTCTTTTTTGTCATGATTAACTCCTTGTGTATTCAACAATTCTCACTATCTGACCGCGTTTGTGCAATCAAAATTTAGTTACTACCGAATAGCGGCGGGATTACCGCATGCAGCGCGCCAGCCCACAGCCCAATGTCTTGAATTTTCTCTTGAGCCGCTGGTGTCATGCCGGCCAGCGCGCCAATTGTGCGCCCAGCTACGTTAGCAGTGGCTAGCCCGACACCAGCCGACGCAAGTGTATTAATGACGTTAGCCGGGCTGACAATTGGCGAGCGCGTTTGCGCCGCAACGCCGCGCATAATGCCAGTCGTGGCGGCTGCGATTTGCGGCGCTGTGTGCCCGCCAACAATGCCAGCTTGACTGTAACCAGTAGCCGCATCAGACCAAACCGCGCGGTTAAACGCGTCTACAGGAATAGTCGGCGCAAACAAACCGGTGTTTGATGGCGCAGCTGTTTTTTCTGCCGGAGTAGGTGTTTTGTTATTCGTGACCCAAGAGCGCAGATACCCCTGATTCAATGCTTTTGATGTGCCAGTTGCGCCGAGATGCCCGACACCCAAACCAGCGAGCAGCCCAGTAATCCCGAGCGGTTTGCGCAGGCGGCCGCGCTCTAAATACTGCTCAGGGATAATGTTTTCAGCTAACGTACCTGCGCCGTAACCAAGTCCGCCAAGAACAAGACCAGAAACAATCGCATTCGATAACGGCGTGGGTCCGCCGAGCGCGCGATTAGCTGTATTCCAGCCGGAATTGACCATGCCAGTAAAACTGGCTTCTTTAACGACAACAGCGGAATAAATATCCGGAAGCGCTGTGGCAAACGCTACGCCGCAATCAGCGCCAAGCGAATTAGCATACGCTTGTTTGAGCGCGGCCGGTAATTTCTCTGGCGTACACACAATCAGTTTATTGGCTTCTGGGCACCACGCAACCGACGCAATAGCCAAAATACCGACATCGCTTGCCACTTTGTCGTGCATAGCGCGCAGCGTAAGCGCAGCTGGAAAAAGAACGCTAACGCGCTCCGGCACGTTTTGCCAATCAACTGCAGAGATATTATCGCTATTTTGCGTCATCTCGTTATTTTACAACCCAAGTAGATACTTCAAAAACGTGTACGACATAAACACCCAAATAATCGCGCCAATTGCGTAAGCAATCTTTTTATGCGGAAGCTTCGTGAACTCGGCGCTAAGTTCTTTAAACGGGGCGTTACGGAGTATCATCAGCGCGCGAATAAAATTGAGCACCTGAATGCGGCTCGGTTCTGGTATTTTCGCGTCTGGTTCTGGTGCGGGTGTCGGCAACGGCTCGGGCGACGGTGGGGGCACTTCTGGTGAAAACCAGTTTCGAATTCGAGTGATAATCGGCCCCATATTAGGCTAACCTATTTAAAACAGAATCGCCGTAATTTCTAATTGCCGAGGTTACCGGATTTTGTTTCGGGTACTGACCGCGTGCGATAGCCATATTCATACGTTCGCGGTAACCAGGAATAAGCTCGGCGCGCCATGCTTCATTGTTTTGCTGCATATCGGCCGTAACATCCCCGCGACTTTTCACGCGCTGTAAATGCGAAAAAAAGTTCTGCCACAGCGTCTTATTGCGGTCTATTACCGGCGTCGTATTCATTAACTGCGCCCAGTACGGATTGACCTCTGCTGCTTTTACTTTCACGCCTGTTGGGATAATCTGCGGGTCAGCGTGAAACCGAAATTTTGTCGGCGCGTGCGTGATACCCATGTGATACGGCACCGGATCGTCAACGTGCCACTCTTCCGGCGCTTTGTTCATCAACTCACGCAGAATAGCGTTTTTGCGGTCATATCGTTTAGCGTCGGAATGCGCTTTGGCCTCGCGGAGTTTTTTGATGATCTCCGGCATAGCCTCTTTTTCTACTTGCTCGACTTTTTTGTAGTAGGCGGGGTCTTCTTGCAGATGATCCTTGGCAATTTCGCCGGCGATTTGATTGTTGTCTGTGTGTTCGCGCTCATGTGCTTTTCCTTCGGCTAACGCCTTTGGAGGAAACTGACGATCGGGTACGTTGTCTGCCTCGCCGCCGTGGAGAAGTTCGCCGGCCGATTTTTTATGCGCGGTTTTAAGGCCGCAATACCCTGATTTTTTGCAGATACAATTGGCCGGGCATGTGCAACGCCCGGAGCAATTGCAGTCGTAGCTTACGTCGGTGTTACTAAACCTATGCCCGCTCGCCTTTTCAGCAGAGGTTTCGTAACACTTGCTGACGTCGTTCTCGCGCATCACGTTGCGGCGGCGGACAGCTACTGTAATGTGAAACGGCTCATCGTTTTTGATAGCTGGCGTCAGCCCGTAAGTTTTTCGGAGCGCGGCGAGCTCCGGGCTGGATACCTGGATAAACCAGACTTTGCTGACGCCGTCAATATTACTGACCGGCACTTCTTTAACCGGTCCAAGCGTATAGCGAAACGCGTGTCCGCGCTCGTTGATGTTCTTAGCGCCGATAGCTTCTACTTCGGCGGCTGTCATTACTGATATGTGCGCGTTTAGTAGATCTTTGTCTACGTTCGGCACGTTCATGGCGCCCGCGAGCGGCAACTCGACGCCCGGCGCGTTTAACGCGTCAAAAACACCGCGCACAAGCGCATTAGGTACGGACAGCAGCAGCCAGCCGCTTTTAGCCACATACAGCCGGCCGGACAGACAATGCGTATTAACCGCGGCTTGGCTTGATTTAACTAACCAACCATGCGCATTACCCGACTGATAAGCCGCAGCAGCGCTGTCGGCCGAAAACGCGGATAAAACCGATAAACCGTCCATAGGCAATCCAGACTGCTCGAGTAGGACTCGAACCTACAACCCCAGCATTAACAGTGCCGTGCACTACCATTGTGCTATCGAGCAATTATTTACGAGGGGCGCTAATCTCCGCGGATTGCGTTACTGGCTCCGGGGCTGCCGAGGCGGCCGAGGCGGTCACGTGCTGAACGGCAGCTAACGCAGAAAATCGCAAAAGAATCGAACAGACAAATGAGCCAAAAATTGCCGCCCAGCTAAGAGTTTTTCGCATCTTTGCTGTCATTTCTGTAGTCTCCGTCGCGATCCCGTTCGTGCGTGATTTTGACACTAATGCCGGCACCAGCAATTACTGATATTAACAAATCACTGAGCGTGGAACCACCCATGCCGGCCAGTACGCAAATTCCGAGCAAACCAGACACATTTTCAGATTTTAAGTAGTTCTGGTACCAGATAAGCGCGATAGCGAGCCCTAAAAACCCAGCGTTTAACATAGCGCTTATTACAGAAAGCCAGGAAAGCCGCTTTGCGAAGCGTAAAAGCGTCGCTAGGCCGGCGAAAGCAGACACGCCAAAAGCACTGGCGAATACAGATAGCGAATGAAAATATTCGTCTAACACGTTTTCGCTCTTACTGTTCGGTTACTTGCTAATTGTCGTAAGCCCCTGTGATCCCCTCCCACAGGTCCAAACCCCGGCGAACCGGGGCATTGCAATGACTTTCTAGGGTGTAAACTCAACCCCGTGCGGCATTCATTGCTCCACCTACCGTGTGCGCGGCCATAGCCTGACCACGGATTCCTGTCAAAACGCCTTGCATCCCTGCGCAGCGTTTTGCTTCCCTAACCAGTCGGCCACCACGACTAACTTACGACGTAACCAATTTTACCAGTAAGAAAAGTTGGGCTGAAATTCTTACAGAATTTTCGCGGCAATTAAGCAGCCGCGAGCAACAGCATGAAGAGGATCTGCGGCGTGCCGCACAGTTTTAACGGGTAACGGAAAGCCCGCTTCTTTGAGTTTTTTAGCGAATAACGGTACAAAACCGTTCGCCTGAGATGTGCCACCGCCGACAGCAATAACAAGCGGCTCTTTGAATTTAGGTAATAGTTTGTGCCCAGTTAACGCGGCAGACAGTTGCTTGGCCGTGTACTCAATTAACCTGTCGTAGTACGACGAAACAGCGCCAAGAATCGGATTATCATTCGGCTCGCCCACTGTAAACTGCCCGTGCTCTTTTTCGGCCTGGACTACCGAGTCTGGCTCGGAAGTTGCCACGGCCGCCATGCGATCTACCCAGTCGCCGGACTTGGTAGTCGAAAATGTTACAGTCGGTTCACCGTTTAGCATTACGCAAACGTTTACCATACCCGCGCCAAATGACAGGCCGACACCGGTATAGTCGTCATTTTCAAACTCCGAGTAGCACAGCGCCTCGGCTTCGTTAATCGCGCGCGGGACGTAGCCAGCCTCAGACAGGATGAGCTTTACTACGTCTTCGTGGTACCCGACGTCAAAATCGTCGTCGGTTTGATCAACAGGCTGCGCCGGAATACAAAACACGATTTTCTCGCTAGGAACAGCCGGGCCGCAAACTTCGCGCAGAATGAATGCAAGCACGCGTTTTGCGTCCTTTTCTTTCGGCGATACGACGCCGCGGTACATAGGGCGCTTGGCCGAGTCGTTGCGTTCAACGGCCTTTTCGATAGCGTCCTGACCCAGCAGAATAAACGCGCCAGATTCGTCCTTAACAAAAACACGGCCAGCCAACCCCTTCTCGATCATCTTTGTCGCGACGGGCGTAGTCGGCTTGATGACGTAAAATGCATCACGAAAGTCTTTGTATTCGACTTTGCCGTGTTCGCCGTCTTTGGCCATAACAACAAAAGATGTACCAACATCTAGGCCTTTTGCCATGTTATTTTCCTTTTAGCTGCGCAAGTTTCGACACGGAGGCTCCAATATCATCGTCTGATTCGGTGGTTTTGCCAAGTGTTGTTTTTTCGTTCTTGACAAAATCAGCTGTTTTTATAGCTGTAACAAACTTACGCTCATCAATTTCGATTTTTTCGCGGGCTGTGTCTTCGGCGGCTCTGGCCACAAAATCCCGCGGTTTTTCGCGCTTTTCGCGCTTTTCGCGATTCGCGAATTGCGAATATTGGGCAGGTTCCACTTTCTGGAAATTGGAAAATGACCACCAAATTAGGTCCAGCCGCCCGACAGCGTATCCAGCTACATAACCAAAACCTACACAAATAGCGCCCAGAACGACGACATAAAAATACGGAATACTGATTAACATGCTTTCTTCCAGCCTTTGTGCGTTTTAAGCCGGCCGCTATTTAAACTGCGCATATGCCCGGGATTTAAATCGTTGTCGCGGCAAAATTGCTTTAGATTTGTAAATGTAACAGATTGCCCAGCTGGATTAATAAACGTATATGTCTTGGAGTACCGAGCCACAATAGTCGCGCGCCCGCGTTTTTGCGCATCCGCTAGCTGTTCTTTTGATATGCCGTGTACGCCGGCACCCATAGCGTGCGATTTATGCCCGCCGAGTTTCGCAAAGTGCATGTGCCGGCGTTTTGACATGCCAAAAAACCCGCCGCCGTTAGCCACTACGCGCAGCCCGATCTCGCGCTGCTCCTGTGGCGTGAGCGCGGGACGGCCGGCGTAACTACGGTTCAGGCAAACATCCGGCCCTAAGTGCTCAACGTTTGTGAGCGCATCGCGTATGAGCTTCGTTTCAAGCTCGTTTAGTTGCCGCGTATTTTTCTTGCAATGCGGCAGCTTTGCCGCCCACAAAATGACTTTTAACGCCGTAATTTGATATTCTGCGTCATTTATGTCGTTGTAACGTTTGAACGTCTTTGACGATCCGAAATACATTACATCGTCTTCGGGGTGCTTCGCAGTGATGCGCGACCCGTAATAAAACTTATACCCAAGCTCTGGGTACAAAATTACGTAGATGTAATGCCAGCGATGCTGCATCACTGAATCCGTTCAGCTCGATATTTCAGCCAGATCCTTCCGGCTGTTGCAGTCTATTTTACTAAAACGACCGCAAAATCGTTTTGTGGCTGACAGGGTTGCCGTCAAGAATCGGCAACGTCTCAAAAACGCAAAATTCGCGTTCTAGTTGTTGAAAAGCCTGCGCGTCTTTTGCGCCAACGCCTTCTGGTAAATCGTCAATCCAGATATCAACTTTATAACCGTGAGATAACACAACAGCGCGCTTTGGCGAGTGATTGCAAAATATGCAGCATTTAAGCCGACTGAAAATGTACGGCCCGAATACCCTAGCAATTTCCGCGCGGCTTGCTGTTGAATCAGTGCGCCCAGTTACACATAGCACATCGTGGCCGCGCGTAACCGCTAAAGCTATAACACCGCGCCAAAAATCGATATCGCTGGTAAACGTGCGATCAAAATCAATTGCAATCGTTGTCTTCCGATACGGATTCATTTTTTGGGCTCGTACTCTAGGTTCTGCATATAACGCGAAATGATCTTGCCGACATCGTCAACCTCGATCATGTCCATGCATTTAGCGATCCACTGCCCATCTGCAAGTTTGACCGGCGAAACGCACAGACTGTTGTCTTGTTTGTCGTTATCGTTAAGCGGCACAACGCGGCTTTTCCAGCAACCACCGTGATCACAGCACGGCAGCATTCCGCATGTATGCAGAAAGTGCTGATTAGGCCCCTCTTCCCAATGCGCCGGCTCTCGGCCGCCAGCTACCACAATGCTCGCGCGGGATCGGCGTTTAAAGCGCGGATGCGGCGGAATAGCGTACGACAAATGCGCTGGAAAGCTTACTTGACTGATGACGCCAAACGCGTTGTACACAAGTCTTATGAGCTGGCGTGTCGTCGTTTCGCCAACCATTCGAATGACATTGCGCCCCGCCAGTTTTGGATGGTTGTGCTCTTTCGCGCCGACCTGCACAAACCACACATCAGGAAAGCAGCTGACCAATTCCTGATAACGCTGGAATGACCACGTTTTGGCAGTGAAGTCGTATTTGTGTCCGGCGTTAATCACCCAGTACGGTACATCACGGCCGAGTTTTTCGTGAATAGCTGAGTACCATTGCTGCTCCTGCGGGCTTATCGGCAGTATTCCGGCAAACTTAGTTGGCGGGATTGCTCGATTTAATTTTTTGGATAAGTCGTCAGTGAACGCGGTAATAAAACGAAACGGCTTCGAGTTACTGTCGTGTACCTGCGGATACTCCATGCGAAACGTCGTAGATTCGCCGTCATCGTCTGCTATTTTTGTGATCAGCGGATTGAACTCAAAAATCTCGGGAACAGACACGCGCACGTCTGTTAGATATTCGCCCGGATACGCCTCATGCAGACTAGTGATGGCGTACAGCAGCATCACCAGGTCACCCGGGCTTTGCCGGTTAGTGAGAATGAGTTTGCGCGGCATAACGCACGTAACTTATCACGCGCCGGCAGGATTACGAAGATGAAAATTGCCCATATTATTTGCTTGAGACATATGTCCGTAATCCCAATCAGCAAAACGCAACTGCCTAAATTCATCCCAGCGAGCCTGGTCATGATACTCGCCAAGAATAAACCCAACACGCGATATGTCGCAATTTCCAAGAATTGAATACTCACTACCTTCGCAGTCTAGTTTCAACAAATCAATTGTTGTGAAATTAAATCGCGCGGCTAACTGCTCTAGCGTAACTTTTTGCAGCGGCCGTTTGTCGGGCCAGTACTCGCCGACCGCGCGCGCAAGCACGGCATCCGCCGAGACGACTATAGACCCGCCAGTACTAACGCAGTCTGGCCGAACAGCATTACATAACGCCAATTCGCCAGGCTCATAGCTACACGCAGCGTGCACAATTTCGGCGAAGTCGCCGACGTTGGCGCGGAGAGCATCGATATTTTCTGGACAAGCTTCGACGCATATAATTTTTGCGTTTGGATTTTTTTCGCGCACGAGCTTCGCGAATGTGCCGATGTGCGCGCCGATATCGACGACGACGCGAGCGCGGCCAATAACCTGCGGAATAATAGCTGTTTTGTAACAGTCATTTAAATACACGTCTTCAACAATTGTCAAATCTTGATTGATGTTATTTCGCCGAACCATAAAGCTATGCGCGTTAATTAGCTCGTTATTTTGCACAGTTGGCAGCTCCTTTTTAGTTAACGCGGCAGCAAGCGCGATAATATCCACGGCGAGCGGCGCGTCCGTACGCATTTGATATCTGTAATGCTGGTTAAACACAGAAATTTGCTGAGGTGTCATTTCTGCCAGTGCATGATCTGGCACTAAATGCGTTACGTTGTCTGCAAAATCGTAGTACCGGATCGGCGTGTGCCCCGTCCACAAACCTATAGCCGGCGTTGTTGTAGCGCCGGCTACATGCAGCGGCCCGGAATCAATGCCGACAAATAAACTAGCTCGAGATATTAGCGCAGCAATTAATGCGGCGTCGCCAGTGCCCTGATTTTGCCACATCGAATGCGACGCGTTCGGGCAAAACACGGTAACGTTATCAGCAAGCGGTGTGCGATTATCCCAGTCAAAAATTACAGGCACTAAACCAGCTGCTTGAAACGACTGACAAATTAGCGCAATAACAGAATGCGGTAAATTTTTTTTATCGATTGCCGTATTGCCTTGGTAGTGAATGCACACAACCGGCCATCGTCCATTAATTGGGTCTCTTCCGGTTATTTGTCGAAAAT